AACGCTGCTGCTAACCAGGGCACGCTGGTCGTTGCAGTTGCTGGCGCTGCCGGTGACTACGACGACGTTGCTCTGTGCGACGCGATCATGAACGAGCAGGGCGTGCCGGATTATGACCGATACTTGGCTCTGTCGACCCGCGACTACAACGGCCTGGCTGGCAACCTGGCGACGGCTACCCGCTCGTTCGGCAACGCAAAGTCGGACCGCGCGTATGAGCGTTCGTACGTCGGCATGGTTGCTGGTTTTGAGACCTACAAGCTGGACTACGCAAACCGTCTGGCAGCACAGGCCACCTCTGTGACCATCGCTACCAACGGCGCGCAAGTTCGGTTCGTTCCGCGTGCGACCACGACTGCAACCGCAGGCGTGCTGAACGTGGACAACCGCTACCAGCAGGTCACGGTTTCGACGACCAGCGGCGTCAACGCAGGCGATGCGTTCACGATTGCTGGCATCGAAGCCGTTCACCAGATCACCAAGCAGTCGACGGGCCAGCCCAAGACTTTCCGCGTGATCTCGGTAGATTCTGGCACGACCATGACGATCAGCCCTCCGATGATCGGTGCGAACTCGGCTCCCACGGACGCCGAGCTGCAGTACAAGAACATCAACGTGGCTAGCACGTCTGCAACTGCTGCGATCAACTGGCTGAATGATAACGCTTGCAACGTCAACTGCTTCTGGCAGCGCGATGCAATCGAGCTGTTGCCGGGCCGGTATGCTGTCCCGACCGATAGCGGTGCCGCAGTACTGCGCGCATCGACGGATCAGGGCATCGAGCTGGTCATGCAGAAGTTCTATGACATCGACACGATGACGATCAAGTATCGTCTGGACACGCTGTACGGCGTGGTCAACCGTGCTCCTGAGATGTCGGGCGTACTGCTGTTCGGACAGTAATGATCCGATAAGCTAAACTTTGGGGGGCGCAATGCCCCCCATTTTTTTTGAGGTGAACGATGCCGCTCAAAAAGGGTTACAGTAAAAAATCAATCAGCGAGAACATCTCTAAAGAGGTGAAGTCAGGCCGCCCGCAGAAGCAGGCGATTGCGATTGCGCTTTCGACCGCGCGGGAAGCGGCCATGAAGGCAGGCAAGCCGAGCAAGGCTCCGAAGGCGAAGAAGAAGTAGGAGGGAAAGTGGATTTTCCGAGACACGTATACAAGTCACCCGGGCCATATGCCAAGACATCGAGCCACCCGACATGGGGTTGCGCGACGGTTGTTGACGAGGCCGATCTGGCGGAAGCTCTGAAAACGGGCCACTGGTTCGAGACGGTCGAGGAGGCTATCGAAGCGGCGGGCGTGAATGCCTATCCCAAACTCAAAGGCAAGGCGCGCGTGCGTGAGCTGCGCAGGCGGAAGGTGGTCGAAATCATGGACAACGGCCCGCCTACACGCTCTGAAATGGAGATGCAAGCGAAAAAGCTCGGCATCGGATACAATGCCCGGACGAGCGATCAAGTGTTGCTCAGTCGGATCAGCGAGGTGATGAGGAGTGGCGTACACACGAAGACAGTTCGTTGAAGCAGCGCTGACCGAGATCGGCCTGGCGTCCTACGTGTTCGATCTATCGCCCGAGCAGTTGGAATACGCTCGGCGACGGCTCGACGCCATGATGGCCGATTGGAATGGTAAGGGCATTCGCCTGAGCTATCCTATTCCCGCATCGCCAGAGCAGGGTTCGATTAACGACGAAACGTCGGTGCCTGACTCTGCCAACGAAGCAATCATCCTCAACCTGGCTCTACGCCTGGCGCCCAGCTACGGCAAGGCTGTCATGCTCGAGACGCGCATTGCAGCTAAAGGCGCATACGATACCGTTCTGCAGCGCGCAACAGCGCCCATTGAGCAGCAGATGCCCGGCACCATGCCAGCAGGCGCAGGCAACAAGTACTGGCGCGTTGCGGATGACCCCTTCCTCGAGCCGCCTGTTGATCCCGTCGAGACCGGGCCTGAAGGCATATTGGAGTTTTACTGATGCCCACGATTAACCAGCTTTCGAGCATCGGCGAAGTCACTTCGGCTGATCAGATCCCGACCTACGACGAGTCGAACGGCGACACCAGAAAGATGTCGGTTCTGCAACTGCAGGACTACATCGAAACCAACCTGGACATCGCTGACGTTGGCTTCCTCCAGGCAGGCACGGGCGCGGTCGAGCGGACTGTTCAAAGCAAGCTGCGGGACGTTGTGTCGGTGAAGGATTTTGGGGCTGTGGGGGATGGGGTAACAGACGACACGGCGGCGATTCAGGCGGCGCTCAATGCCGCAGCTGAATCAAACAAACGATTGTTTGTGCCTTCTGGTTCATATTTGTGCAATTCGTCTCTTGCGTGTGACAACGCATCTGCAAACTTCAACGGAATAATCATCGAAGGTGAGGGCTGCGGACTTAACAATTCAGGATCAGAAATTGTTTTTTCTTCGACCTCTGGTGTGCGGTGGTTGTTCTCTGCAGCGTCCGCTGCGTCTGCATTTCTGGATCGTGTTGTTATACGTGATTTGGCCCTAAGAATAAGCGGTTCATCCCCGTCTGGGTCACTGATTAGATTGCGCCGAGTTTTTGAACTTAAGATGGAGAATGTTTATCTCAGAGGCAACAATGGGACAGAATACTTAATTGACGGGAACGAGTGGGTCAATCTTAGATTTGACAATTGTTATTTTAGAGATGCCGCTTACGGTATAGCGTCGGTTTCTGTTGCCGGGTTCTCATCTTTTGCAAACGTGATCAAGTTCAGTGTGTGCACGTTTGACGACTTGACAACCGCGACAAATTTTAGCCTAGCTGGCCGATCAATTGAGTTCGATACTTGCACATGGGAACCAGCAGAGAACGGATCCGCATCTGCAAATTTAACCGGCAACTATAACACTTATTTTCGTAATTGCTGGTTTGGTGATGGAAATAACACGGGCACATGGATCACTGCTTCCGGAGAACAGGTATCAATTGAAAACTGCGAAATACTGACGGGTGCGACCGCAGTAGATTTGCAGACCACATTTCCGTCTCGAATTGAGGGTGGGCGCTTCGCTGGAGCGACACAAGCAATCAGAATCGCTGCCAACAATGTGTCTGTTCGAAACGCGCGGATTTTTTGTGTAGAAAACAATTCTATTGGTATTAAAGCCGTATCCGGCATTGGTCAAATCTTAGAATCAAATAGGGTTGTTGAGTCAGGGACCCCGTCAGGGACCATCGCTTATCAGTTGGCTGCAGGGACAACTGGGCGCATCAGCGATGTGGTTGGGTCTACTTGCGACACGTTTATTGATGACGGCACGACTGCTGCGTGGGAAATATCCACACGAAGCGCTCGATTGACCGGAATTACAACAACAAATGTCGGGTCTATTAGCGCGGGCGCTATTGCAACGATTACTATAACAATCCCAGGGGCAGAAATAGGGGACACTGTTGATGTTGCTGCGCCCTCTGCAATAGAGTCAGGTTTGATGTGGTGCGGGTACGTTAGCGCGACTGATATCGTCACGATCCGCATTCATAACACTACAGTCTCCCCGATTGATCCAGCATCAGCCACTTGGTATGCCAGAGTTACTCCAACAAACTTCTAAAATATCAAAAACTTTACAGCAATTTTCATAATCCGATAACCAACCCATAAGGCAACCCCCCATGCCCACCCTAAAACAACTCTTGCGCTCCCGCACCGTGCTCTTCGCAGTCGCGGTCGCGATTCTTAGTGTCCTGCAGGGCTTTGTGTTTGCTCTGCCATTGCCACCTGCCGGACAGGCTGCAGTTGGTTGTATCATTGCTGTGGCGGTGGTCTTGCTGAGAGCCATCACGACAGAGCCGCTCACGAGGAAGTAATTCATGCCGACGATCAACCAGCTCCCGTCAATCGACGAAGTGTCAGGCGGCAACCAGATCCCGACGTACTACGCCGGCGGCGGTGATGCGAGGAAGATGTCGGTTAATCTGCTGCAGGAGTACATGCAGGACAATCTGAACTTTCCAGACAACGCCTCAGAGGTCACATACAACCCCGCAGGCACCGGCGCGGTGGCAAGGACGGTTGAGGCGAAGCTACGCGACGTTGTGAGCGTTAAAGACTTCGGGGCGGTTGGGAATGGGGTGGCTGATGATACGGGGGCTATTCAGGCGGCAATTAACACCGGCAGCGGTGTTTTTTTCCCAGATGGCACATACAAGTGCTCTGGACTTACGCAATCAACGAACGGCCAGCGGCTTTTTGCAAACGGCAAAGTCATTTTGCAAAAGAATGCAAACGGCGTAATTCTTACCTGCTCAGGGACTGAGGTAGAGCTAAATGGCTTGATGTTTTACGGTGACGCCTCAACGCCAACATTTACAGGCAACAACGTCAACGCATCGGGCAACAACTTCCGCATGGTCAATTGCGGCAGCCGCTGGGCGTATGCAAGAGCAGTAAAATCAACCGGCGGTCACACGCAAATTATTGGCACGTGTGACATATACCAGACGACGGACGCAACGGCTTCTGGATATGACATAGAAATCGGAGTCAGCGGGACAGCGACTTTTTATCACCAGCTCTTCGGTGTTTACACTTCGCAATCTTCTGGCGGCATCCTTTTTACTGATACCGGATCGCACGTCATTTCAGGCGGCCAATTCGGCAAGCTAACCATTCAGTCTGGCACGTCACCAGCGGGCGTTAACGGCGGAATAACATCTAATGCAAGAATTCTTGGAAACGTCACTGTCGGACTGTCCAGCGCGGTTTTTGTAGGCAATCAATTTTCTGCGATTGCTTTCTCTTTTTCTGCTGGCACGTCTGGTTGCCGTCTTGATATGTCCAACGTGTTTGCGTCTGGTGCGACCGTTGTAAACAGCGGAAACACAAACAACTTAATTGAGCGCGAAACATCAGCCGGAAGCGTAAATGTTCTTCGATATGGGCCAGACGCAAACTACAGAGAGCTGACGCTTA